GACTAAGTATGTAGAACTTGCTGTAGAGGATTTGCGGACGCGGGTTCGATTCCCGCCGACTCCACCATTTTGAAGTATGTAACAGTCCAACGCCACCCACCAGGGTGGCGTTTTTCTTTATAGATAAAGGCCCATAAGGCCGTCATGGTCTTTCTAAATCCAGCTCTAGCCAAATCCTCTGGGGGTATTATTGGGGGTATTCAAGCAAAATCGAACTGGGTAAAAAACATGGTTGGGGGTACGTCTGGAAAGCTTACGGATAAAGGGATTAAAAGTTTTATCGCCCGCAAAGTTATTGGCAGCAAGCTTGCGGATGGACAAGGTCTTTATCTACTTATCACTCGTGCCAAAACTGCTTCATGGCGAATTAAATATCGCATCGAAGGCAAAGAAAAAAGTTACACCATCGGCACCTATCCTCAGAGCAGTTTGGCTCAGGCAAGACTTGAACTAAAGGAAGTTAAAGCCTCGTTGAATAAGGGCCGCGATCCAGTAGTTGCTAGGCGTATAACGATGGCCCAGGCGGCAGCCCATTCTGAGAGTACTTTCAGGGCTGTGGCCGAGGAATGGTTCGCCATGAAAGAGAAAGAATGGAGCCTAACCCACCATACCAAGTCTAAAAGGGCATTTGAGAGGGATATTTATAAAGCCCTGGGCGAACTTCCCATTGAAAGCATCACTCCCTCAGTCATCGCTAAGGCTATTGAAACAATCAATAAGCGAGATGTTCTGGAAACTGCCACAAGAATTTTGCAGCACCTGAATGGCGTCTTTCGTTATGCGCAAGCAAAAGGCTTATGTGAAATTAATTCTGCTGCGCCCGTAAAAGAAATTCTTCCTAGAAAGAAAACTAATGGTCGCATGCCTGCATTACTTGATTGGAATTCTTTAGGCGCCCTATTACGCGCAGCAGAAGCTGCACGTCTTTCACCATCAGTGAGAGCTGCTCATCGCCTTCTCGCATTTAGTGCAACGCGTATTAGTAACGTTGTGCAAGCTGAGTGGAAAGAGTTTGATCTTGATGCAGATATTCCGATCTGGGTAATACCTCGCGCCAAGATGAAAGATCACACACGTATTGGCGATCATCGAATTCCTCTAGGCCCGCAAATTACTGCAGAGTTAAAGCAATGGGGGAAGCTTTTTGGGAGAAAAGGTTATGTATTTCCATCGCCAACAGGCAATCAATTCATCAGTCGTGAGAGTCTTGAGAAAGCTTATCGGGTAACACTCAATATGTCAGGAAAGCATGCACCCCACGGCTGGCGTAGCGCGTTCTCTACACTAGCCAGAGACAATGGGTTTGAGCAAGATGTTGTTGAGTTAGCACTCGATCACGCACATGGGAATGAGGTTGTAAGGGCCTATGATCGTGGTGAAAGATTCATACAAAGGATCGAGCTATACAAATGGTGGGGCGAGAAGCTTACTCATGCGCAGAATGGGGCTGAGGTTATTGAGTTAATAAAGAAAGTAGCGTAACCGGTAAATTCAATTTTCTAAAGATCACGGACCTGCTTTATGTTGGTAAATCCTTCCGCAGCCAATGCCTCAAGTAAGTCATTGTCATCATTTTTTATATTATGAATAAATGAATGTGCTTTATCTTCTACGCTAGGGGCATAAGAAAAACGTAAATTCACATTTGCAGCTTTTTGGGCTACATTTTTTAACGATAAAACATAACCGGAAGTTAGAGCACTTTTAGCACCGATATCTTTTGATGCTCTCAGGCCGACTAGAACGCCTCGTAATCTATCTAGCCTTGTTCCGCTATGGTAGTTAAGCCAGCTAACAGATAAATGTGTCTCACCATCCCGCAAATGATAGGCATGAGGAAAAATTCCGACAATGTTCTCATTTTGATCGAATATTATTTTTCGATAAGGAACATGTCGGACAACCTCATCATCGTCGGGTATTAAATCACCTCTTTTTTGTGGCTTTGTCATAAAACCATTTCTCAGGTGTATAAGGTGATAGACGAGATAGAAGTCTTGCAGTACTGGTAATTCCTGCCGCGCGATCTACCTCATCATCGGACCCCACCCAAACCGAAAGAGACCATTTAATTTGATCGTTAGGCAAAAATTCTGTGGTTAAGCGACTATTATCCGAAATCCATGCTGCAAGTAGAAAGCCCTTATCAGAAAGACCCAATCCGGGGTGTTCGGTAGGTTTCAGAGCAATCATTGCCTTTAAAAAAGTTCTAAAAGATTCTTTTTGAATGGGATTTGCATCTAAATCCCATTCGCTAAGATCGTGCAAATGATCAATCTGTTTAAATACTCGATCCCTCCAAGAGCGAGTTAAATACATAGCAACCTGCGCAGTAAGAATTTTTACTTCAGCTGTAGCATCATAAATTTTCTCGGGTAAGGATTTGCTGTTGCTCACCACTTGAGCTGACGGGGACCTTATGCTCGTAAGGTTATGAATGGTCTTTTGAAATTGGCTAGTATTTGAGCTAATTAAATTTGAATTTAAATCGCCATATATTGAATTACCCCACTGATCCGCAGCCTGAGAAATAAAAAAAGAAAGTCCAGCCCTATCTTTTGCTGACATTACATTTTCAACCTGACTAGACAAAATCTTTTTTAAGGGGCTATTCATTATTTCCTAAAAAGCTTTCTTGCGCGATTGCTAATACATTGCTCAAAAATTTGGTTCTTTTTTTGGCGGATGCTATTAAGCAAATTAATAATCTGCTGGTCACTTTGAGGTAGATCTATTGACTTGTAAATATCTAAATCTAGCATAAAACTTGCATGGTCAAGAACTGGTGATGGTGCAGCTGCAGAGTTCAATAACAAATCACAACCAATATCAGGAATTTTTAATGCTGTCTGAACTGCAAACGCAGTTAAAGGCGTAAAAGAGGCTGGAAGCTTAGGAAATACATTTAAGTACTTCTCGTGCTCCACAATATCGTTAGCAACGGGAATATCAATTCGATTGATATATCTAACACCAATGCGCGAAATTTCTTTTTGACCAATATGGCGCTTATATCTTTTCCAGTCCCTAATAAACCGATTTAAAAAAGTTTCCCAACCTACATATGGGGCCAACTGAGAGATAGCAAATGATTGTGGCCACAAGACCATTATCTCAGTCATATCATTGGATGAAAGCCGCAAGCCGTTCTGCTGATTCATACTAGTTGAGACAGGGCCTTCATTACCCGAACTGCTCATATCCACCGCTAAATGAACATTAGAAACAGAGGCTGTTTGGGGGTAATCTTTTAGATATTTTTTACTAACTGAAGTTAAATCTTCAAATCCAATGCTAGATTTGAAATTTAAAGCAATTACCGCCTCGGTAATTGGTGGACGTTCATAGTCTTTAAAAGGCTTAGCCATTTGCTAATAATAACTCTTAAATAATTTAAGTATTAACTTTGTCGATAGACGCGTTTAGGTCCGATGGAAATAAGCCAAACTCTTACTATAGCCTCTCAAAATGCGGTACATCCACAAAACCCTTGAAATTTCCGCCCCATCTATTCTTAGGGTCTAGGCTCTCCCAGTATTCGCCTACAGTACGAATGAGCTCTTTATCCCAGACTAGCTTTCCATTCCAGAAGAAATTCAGGTCTATAGCGCAGCGTCTCAAATGATTACTATTCATGGTCTTAGATCTACCGCTTTTAAAGTAGATCTCCTGCTGTTCTGGAGACCTCCACAGCTCACCTCCTGTAACCACCCATCCTTCTGCAGTTGCAAATTGGATGAGGCGACTAACATCAATAAGGAATGCTGCTTGTTCTGCCACTAAACCACTCATGCCTGCTCTTCTTTTTTATTTGAGCTATGCATGCGCATCTCAAAGATCTTCTCAACAGACCTTCCGCCAAAGTAAGCGAGCATGACTAGCTGCCCCCACTCGCCTAGCAGCTTTACATAGGCTTCATTGATGTCTATCCCCATTGCTGAAAGAAGTGCGAATAGAAGATAAGCAGTCAGAATGTAAACAAGTGTTCCCGGTCTGATGTTCTTGGATAGCTTGGAATCGCTACCCATATCGGACTGCCATCGGTGTGTAATATTCTCTTGTGAAGCTCGATGCATCTCAGCTAGTAGCTTTGATTCTTCTATCTCAAGTTCTTTTTGCTTAAGGGTGTATTGCAACAGAAGCTGCTCTTGCTCAATCTCTAATTGTTTGAGCTTGATTAAATCTTCCTGACTGGGATTCTCCGGAATGCGCACACCAATCTTGCTCTCAATGAATTCCTTCCCTTTGGCTTGGACCGCGCCCGCAAGTAGCCCAAGGCCATTGACGGCCAAGGTTTGCACTAGAGAGGTGATGATTGGAAGCATGTAATAGGTTCTTTTCTTGATGCTTGGAATATGAAAGTCCACCGCCCCACTACCGCCTAGGCTTTTAATTAGTGTTGGCAGTGGGGCGCAGTTACGCGCGCCCACACACCATCGTTACTTCAACACCCACAGCCGCACCCAAACACCGGCCGCCAGCGGTGATCTTCCCTACTGCTAGCGTTTCTTGGCTCCTTTGCTTTCTGGTGTTGCCTCTGGCTCATGAGCTTTTTCCAATGTTTGCTCGTGAGCCGGGAGCTTTCCTTCAGCCATTAGCGCCTCTACTATTTCCATTAAGCGATCACCGTCATCCTCACCAAAGACTTTGGCCACTACTTCATGTCCATATTTGGCGCAGAGTCTGTCGTACTCCTGTTCTGGAGTAATAGTGGTCTTTGATGGGCGCTCGAACACCGTGACGTTCTCCCGCCCGAATAGATTTCGCAGGATGTTTGTCTCATACGGCGGCACGTGTACATGAATGGTCGTGAATGCATCTCTACGCACTACCGCCTCTACCTCTTTAATTTGGAAGTCGCTGTGAATAAGTTCTTTGTGGTTCATATTGATCTCCCTTATTGAATGGCTAATACCGCATGGGCATTAGCTCTTGAAATAGATAAAGCACAGCGTAGGTTCACCATGGCATACATGGCGAGTGTGTCGTGCGGACGGATTGGGGCAACAATATCTAAATCGTCATCTCGTAGTTTCATAAAGCGAGTGTTGAGGAAATAGCAACGCTTACTCCACTCCACTGTGCGATTAGCCATAGCATCAAGTTCATCAAACTGGGGATCCCAGATGATCTCCACTCCCTTGAAGGCCAGACCCGTATTTACTCCAGCACCTACCCCAGCATCGATGTACTTAGTCTCGCCTGATCCAGCGATATGAGTCACTGTCACCTGTTTGCGATAGGTATCAATGAACTTTCCTCCGGCGATGATGAAATCAGGGCTTCCTCCATGCTTAATACATTGACGCCATGCAGTTTCCATCTCGCTCACTAAATTACCTGGCGTGGTTGAAACGATGTCTTTGACTGCGTAGTTACGCCAGTAACTTGCTTTTGCTCGATCGATACCACCTACCGTACCAGCATCCGGTGCTAGGCTGACTAGGCTATCCAAGCCGACTACCGCATCGGCGCCGTGTGAGCCATCACGATGAAGCTCCAGGTCTAGCTTATTGAGAAAGCCCTCTCGCAGAACTTCTAACTGCTCATCAAGCAAGTTAATGAGTTGTACACGCTCGTTGTATTCCAACTGGAAGCCTCGCGCCCCGCCTTCTCTGACCTTAATGCCGTTACTGAATAAGCGGTCATAGTCTATATAGAGGCCATCAACGGCTCTGCGCCATGGGAATGAGGCTTGCTCAGTGGTATTGCGCTTATTGAACTTAACGGTCTCCTCCCCAAAGGCCCAGGTGAAGTTACTTCCATATTCCTTGCGAATGTTCTCAACAACGTTTTGCTTGGCACCTAATAGGCTCTTACGCCCTTGCATCAATTTCTTGAGAAAAGGTCTCTCTACTGCTATTTGATCTACTGGAAGATTGCGCAAGTATTCATCTAAGGAGACCTTAGCTAACTCTTGCAAGTCTGTATTTGAAATTGGCATATGCCACCCCTATCTATGTTTATGAATTAGTTAGATTCATCTTGATTGATAGGGCGTGAAACTATCCATTACTACGCTACTAGACGCGACTCTAGCTATAACGCGTGAGATGAATCAGTAGCTAGAGCTATTAACTCTTGCTACGTGTATTGATTATTGGGGCTGCACAAGCTTGGTTTGAATATTTCTGGGGTTTTTGTTGTTCGCGAGTTGTCTTTATGCCCAATGTGTCATTGCGCCACCTTGGGCATAAAAGAGCGTTTCCTTAGTCGTGCCCATCAAGGGTTCGCAAGCCACCCCTTTGGGGTGCCCTTGACGGAATGACGTTGTTATTTAGTCTAAAGCCCCTCATTCTTATAGCTATTTGATACCTATGGGTATCATTTTATTGTATTAATTTATACCTATAGGTTACAATTAGATATATTAATTAATACCTATAGGTATCAATATGAACAAGAAATTCGCTAACTTACAACTCCATCAAATGGATTCTGCCCTTACTAAGTTAAGGGATGCTCGCCCCCCAAGCCGCCCAGGAAATGGGTGGGTTAAGGCTATTCGCGAATCTTTGGGTATGTCGGCTTCTGCGCTGGCTCGAAAGCTCGGTGTTACGCCACATAGCATTGCTAAGCTTGAAAAGGCTGAGGCTGATGAAAAGATCACTTTAGCTAGCCTGCGCAAGTTGGCTAGCGCCTTAGATTGCGAATTGCAATACACCCTAGTGCCACGCAAATCTTTAGAAGAAATCTTGGAAGATCGCGCTATTACGGTTGCGCGTGAAAGACTCCGTCCTATTTCTCATTCGATGAGTCTTGAGAATCAGTCAGTGGATAAGTCTGCCAGTGAAAAGCAACTTCAACTACTAGCAAAAGAGATTTTGGACGGCCCTAGAAGGAATCTATGGTGATGCAGTTTGAATATCCACCAGGAGCTACTCCGATTGATCCGGATGAAGCTCTTGGTCTCATTCCAGCGCATATTAAGACTCAAGCTGAATTAAATGCTTGGGAAGAACTCAATATTGTCGAAGGTGCGGATTGGATTGCTCGTCAAAAGATCATTCAAAGTCTGAATGAGGGGTTGGTACGTAATTTGCATAGCCGCATGTTTAATCAAACATGGCAGTGGGCTGGCACATTCAGAAAGAGCGCTAAGAGCATTGGCATTGATTGGACTCAAATTGCTGTTGCCCTCAAAAATCTTTTAGATAACACTGCTTATCAAATTGAAAATAAAACGATGCCCATTGATGAAATCGTAGTGCGGTTTCATCATCAGTTAGTGCTGATCCATGCGTTTCCAAATGGCAATGGTCGTCATGCACGATTGATAGCAGATGCTCTGATTGTCAGCCTTGGTGGTAAAAGATTTTCTTGGGGTGGCAACCCTTCAATTGCCACCCCAGGTACTACACGCCAAAACTACTTATCAGCTCTACGCGCCGCAGATAACGGCGATATCGCGCCCTTAATGCTATTTGCTAGGCAATAAACTAAATCCCCATATTGCCTAGATGCTGGGCAATCCGATCCATTGGCTCTTCAGAGCTCGCTACTGGCGCCCCTAGAGTAGCCGTTCTCGCCCGAATAGGTTGAGGTTTATAGCTTATAGGCTTTACCTTAGACCAGTCTTTTGGCTGTAGATCAATCGAGTTATATATCGCATCTATCGTAGGCCACCATTGCGAAACTTGATGGTTCTGTACGAAGACATTCATATAGAAAGGATCTTGCATGTACTTTAGAAATAGCTGTGACTTATCTAAATAATCAACCTCACCATGACGCGTGGAGAGATAGTTCAGGATCTCTTTCTTGGCCTCATCAATAACACTCCAGCGATCATTCTTTAAGTAGTTAGCCTCACTCTTCTCACGCCATTTCTCTCTCTTGTTTCGATCAACCGAGGTCATGATGCTACCTACCAGCTCACCTTCAATCTCATAGCCATGAAGCTTATCAAGGAGATCTTCAACCTTTGACTTGAGAGAATCGTTTTCTTTTGCAAGCTCTCGGTTGGTATTGATGATCTTCTGATATCGATTTTCACTACGATTCGTTTGCGCCACTTCTTGGGGCTGATTTTCAGAAGCTTGCTCAGTTGAGTGAAGAACTCTTTCAATTAATTCTTTGCCACTCTCAACTTGTATGGGGGTTTGTGACTCAGACTCAACTGTAAGGACGGCAGGTGGTGGCAATAGCTCACTGATATCGTGGGCTATCAGCGGCCCTGATTCTTGCTTTGCATCAAATGAAGAGACTTCAGCTGGTATTTGTACCTCTCCTTTGACTGGTGCAAATATCGGCTCCTGCACTTCTTCAGACTCCTCGGAACTATCAACCTCTTCAGGGGTAACGTCTTTACCCAAATCATCCAATAAGGCAGCAGACTGGCTCTTACGCCTGGCCTCTTCTTGTTGCTGGGCAGCAGCTCTCTCAGCATTTCTTCTCTCAAGGTCTTGCTGTCTTTCTAATCTGGCCGCTTCTTTATCTGCAACTGCTTTCAATCTTGCAACTTCATCTTGGGCAGCCTTCTCATCAGCCTTTCTTCGCTTTTCTTCTTCTGCAAGCTGCCGAGCTTTTGATTGCTCAGCTAATTCAATCGCGCGCTCTTCTTTTGCCTTTTGACGCCGAGCAACAGATTCAGCTGCGTTCTTTTCTTCCGCTTCTTTTCTTAAGCGCTCTTCCTCTCTCTTTGCTTCACGGTTTTGCACCCTCTGAATGGAGCCCCCATTAGTTAATACTCCAGAGTTAAAGTTTTTCACTTCTTGTGTCATCTACTGTCTCCTCTTTTAAATATTGATGTTTACTTTGCTTATCCGCACTCATTTCCCATAGCCGATGTATTGAAATTTCATGTGGTAGATCTACGAATCCGTCGGCTTGTTTTGCAACGTTGGGCATAAATAGATTTGAATCGATACGATCGTCATATCGCAAGAGAGTCTCTCGTAGGAGACTACGTATATGTTCGTAATCCATCCCTCTTGCTTGTAGGTTTTGCATCTGGATAGATAGGCTGGTAACCATCGGTAGCACTTTGAGCCAACCTTCTTTTTCCTCTATGCCATCAGGGGCTCCGGTAGTGCCCGCCCTAATACGCAGATCAACCATGTCAAAGATTCTCTCTTTAGTTAGCTCTGGCCAATCATAGGTTTTCTCTTTGCTTATGGTGAGCTTGCCATCGACCATAGTTGTTTTAGTTATTGGCGCGCCCATATAGCGCTCTACCTGTTCTTTGGTGAGTTCTTGCAAGAGAACCTGTGCGCTGTATTGCGCTATCTCTTGCAACCAATCTTCTATCTGGTCTTTGAATTCAAATACGCGCCCTGATAAGGCTCTTTGCAAAATATTTGCCTCGGTGGCTGTTTTTGGTCTAACTACGGTGGACCTTGCTGCATCTTGTAGACCGGTGACTTGCTCCCAGTCATAACGTACTGCGCTGGTGTCATAGACGACCGGATCTATCTTCGGGTGACCCCTAGGAATAATGACTTGGTTAAGTGGCTTGCCTTCAGTATCAACAATAGTGATCTCACCGAATCTTGAATCAGAGTGCTTCTTAATTGTCTTTTCGTTAATGTCTGCAGATGCAACCCACCCCGGGATACAAAGGTCTCGATGCTGATTAAAGCGATCGCGCGCTTCGTTATGCTCGTCTTGTAAACGCTCCGTTAGATCTACTAAGCTTGGCCCCACAAACTGCCCATCGACTACCTGGTAAGGCAATAAGAAGAACGGGTACCAGCGCTCACCCGCTCTTGATGGCGAATATGGTTCACGCAGCCACTCTGTCGCGCCCTCCACCATTGTGTAAACACGCTGAGTAGTTCTATCCCAGATTTCTAAAACAGCAATTTGCTGGTCATCTGTAACTGGCCCAGTTTCCAGCTGCATTGAGGCTAAGCGCTTGGCCTTCTTGTGCGAGGGTTCGCTTTGGCCTGCTTGGTAGATCTTAGCGCTAGCAAGATTCTTTTTATATAAAGCCTCGGCCTGCGCGCGCTTCATGGGGATGACCTGGCACATCCAGTCTGCATCGGTGTAATCCCAAAACTCGCAGACGGATGGATCAATGAGAAGATTTTCTGTAAGGACCCTGTCAATGACTAGACCCTCAGCAGACCAGACTTCTGACTGCTCATGTATGCCTAGTAATTGCTCTTCTAATTCAATCCCTTTTTCTTCATGGTGTTTTTTCTGACTGACATCTTCCAGGTCTTGCTTGAGATTTCTAATCGCCAATCTATTTTCTTGTTGGTCATTGATGCGCCCCTGAATATAAGCATCCTCGTCTACATCTCTTTGATACATCACCTTTAAGATTCCGAAACTGCAAGTAAGAGCCGCTCTTACTGTGGACTTAGCTCGATTCTTTAGTTGGGCATGCTCTAAGGCCCTATTGGTAACCTTCTCTAGGGTATTGCAAAAGAGTTTGATGTCCGCGCCCGAATGGGCTGGGGCAATTGAGATCTCTGGGTTACGAGCATAGACGTTAGGCAGTACAGCAGAGATAGTTCCATGGATGAGATTTGCTCTTAGGCTATAGAACTCCTTACCAGTAGGATCTGCGTTCCAATTAAATCCAGAAACGGTATTGCGGTTATGTTTTACCCGCTTATGAAAAGTCGCCCAATGAATGCGCGCATGTTTAATGCGGGCATTCCATTTTTGTTGAAGAGCTTTAGAGTCTTGGGCCACACCCTATTTATAAATTCAGGGGCAATAGCTTAAGAATTTATTTTGGATTTATTCTGCAACCCTTCGTGCCCGCATGACTCCATACCTTGTTGCATCCCAAGCATGATCTTCGGCATCAGTGTCTACATCTTCTGGGTTTAGTGAATCTGGTGGCAATTGAGGAATGGTTCTTAACCAGTGCTTACAGGTTGAGAAGATCTTGAGTCTGTCTTCAGCTAACAGTCGGATGATTTCTTGAGCGCCGTTGACCCTGCTTCTTGGGGCGTTGTAGGCTTCGGTCCACTTCACGCCTTTGTCTCTGAATATTTGGCCGATAGATCTTTCTGCGCCTATCTTTGAAAAGATGGAAGGGTCAGCTAGGTTCATTCGGTATTCATAGCCAAGACGTTGATCGTGAATTTCGATCTTCTTTATTTTTTCAGCAACTACCGTTGCGTCTTCTCTTGTGCCGGTGTTTTCTTTATCGCCGTATCCATAGAGCTCTCTCCATAGGTAATAGACTCCATCGTTAGATAAGGCAAACCAGTAAACGGCATATGGTCTTGCATAACCCCAATCCATTGAGCGCCAAACCTTCCATGTTGGTGGGATTGCGAAGGGCTCTATGACGTGTTTAGAGGGCTGCCATACGCCTTCCAAGAAACTTCCCACGTGAATATCCCAATCCCCCTCTAACCATGCTCTACGTCTGTTTGGATCGCTCAGAGACTCTAGGCTCATAAGGTAGTTGGGATCATTTTTGAGTAGGTGTGTGTTCTCATAAATCGTCGAATGAATTCTGACTCTGGGTAATGCGCCTTCTTGTTTGATGATTTGTCCTGCCGGTATTGCTCCAATCTGAAATCTTTCCTTTACAGAGGCATGACCTACTCCGAATGGATTGCAGGTAGCCCTTACCATTCTTGGCATTCCGGGATGGGATGACCGGCAAGTGGAATGCATTGCTTCGTAGAAAGAAAGATTTCGCCAGTTGGTTAACTCCTCGAATCCTAGCCATGGGTATTCGTGGCCATGGTAATTCCAGTAGTCGTCTTCGTTAGCGCCATAACGGAAATACAGCATCTCTCCTGTTGGCCATTTCCAGACATAGTCAGATTCATTGAACTTTGCGCCCGGGAAGATCTGATAGAACCAGCGCTTACTCTTGGCTACTACGTCAGCTAGCTGGGGATAGGTCAATCGAAAGAGTGTGCCGCGCCAGTGATCACCAAACCCTCTACCTACGTGCTGGGCATAACTCATCAGTAAGGTATCGGTCTTACCCCCTCCCCTAGTACCTTCAAGCAATACTTCATATACAGGGCAAGTCAGAAACAAAGTCTGGCTACCGGGCAATGGCGCCCAGATGGTTTTCATGACTTACGTTTACTGCACTAATGCTTGGGTTGGGCGGATCTTTCCCAATCCTCAACACTCATAGCACTTGGCACGACTAACACGCCACTTTGTAGGGGCACGCCATCCTTACCAGTATGTTCAATAGCAGATAGTCGTGGATGAACATAAGGTGCAGCATGCCTTCCAACGGTGGCTGCCATATTAAGGAGCTTGATTCTCGCTTCGCTTGCCAACTCTTTATCGCCAAGATCTTGCTCGCTAACGTTGCCGGCCTCCTCATAAAGTTGGTGCATTACCTTCATCATGACTTCCAAGGGCGTGATTCCTTGGGTTGCAACAGCTTCGGCTATCTGACGGGTTCGTTTAGTTAAGCTGCCAGTCTTTCGACCCGCTCCAGCCCTTGCACCTCCCTTTGATTTCTTTTGATTGTTTTCAATCATGGTTTTTTGATCATCGTCAGCAGGTGGGGTTGAAGTGCTACTGAATCACCTATCGGATCCTCAAACTCGATGATGATTCTTTGGAATAAGTCATGTCGGCTTTGGGCACCGCGATGCTTAACGACCGTACCTACACGCCCACTAGGCGTCTTAACAATGGACCCAATAGGAAAGTCTTCCATATCAGGGCGATGAACAACTCCAGCTAAGGTTTGGTTAACCAGCATTCGCCATCTCCTTACGCTTACGTAACTCAATAAGAATTCTTGCCTTGAATGATTCATAGCTTTCTGAACCTTGGGCTCTCATATCAAGCTCTCGCCCTTTAGCATCTATGCCTTCATTGGTTTTCCACCAGGCATCCTCTGAGCTTTCTTGGCCTTGAATCTTTTTTCGCATTCCTTTGAGAATTGCTAGAACTAGCCCCGGGTTGATGGGGGTAGAACTTGAAGCCTTTTTTCTCATTTCTTTTGCCTGGGTTATCGCCTCCCGAATTTCTTCCTCTGCAGCCATGAGCTTTGCAATTTCCCCAATCTTTTCATCCTTAGGGGTGATGCTCACTCCATGAACAGAAAAGACATTGGCAATCTTCTGCCTTGTCTCAAGATCATCGTTCGGACATTTTTCTTTTTCACCCCCATTGTTTTGTTTGCTTGGAGTATGGAGATTGGTGACTGGTGTTTGGTGTATGGTGTTTGGCGAGCATTGCGTTGGCAATGCGTTCGCATTGCGATTGCATGCTGAATTTGACATACTGTCAGACAGTATTTGCTCTGCTGGAGATGTCTGCCACCTCCATTCAGCGCTCCGCCTAGCCTTGGATTGCCGGTCTTTAAAGCGAGCTATCTCATGGTCACAGCGCTCTTGTCGCCAGCCATTGTCTGTGAGGGTAAAAAACTCATTAAGGACTGAGACAACTGCATTTTTTTCCTCTTTTGATCTGGCATTGATTAATCTCTGGACCGTCTTCATATCGATTGGCAGCGGCTTTTCCGTGGCGTAATACTTCCGAATGAGACGGCTATAGGTTGAGTCCTCAATAAAAGTCAGATGCGCAGTAGCTTCTGAATAATCCCCAATGTGATGCTCGTAGTAGTTCATCTAAAACAGTCTCCGTGTAGTTCTTTTTTCTTGCTAAAGATTTTTCGCAAGAGATGAATCTAACAATCGGAAAGCGTATCGTCAAACGTGTTTTTTATGAATTTATTTTGAATTTATTTATTTACTTATTCTCTGTAATCCATCTTTAAGAAATTTGAGTTGTTTATTTTTTCTTCTTGAAGTGTTAATTGATCTATGTGTGTCCACTGCTCTCCTTATGCCATCAGAAAATACTGACAAGGCTGTAGCCCTTTACGGGATTAGCCTGTAGCACTTATGTGAATAAATAATTTTTTGTAGTCAAAAATTAATATGCGTCTTCAAAGTGGGTATTGACATTTGATTGACCATCAAAATTTCATTGACTACATTGCTCTTCAGTAGCACACATATTGATACATAACAAAACTAGATGGAGAACAATTTGATGGTAGCAATTCGGCTTTACAGTTTGTATCGTTCATACGGTTACACCAAAATGAGTTCTGCAAAGATGGCTTTGCAGGTTTATCGAAAAAATATGAAGCGCGCCCGTCAAGGAGGTAATCATGAGTAATTCAAAATCAGAAGTCACCTTAATGCGAATTCCGCAGATCCTGGAAGTCATGCCAATTTCAAAATCTAAGTTTTGGCTGATGGTTCAAAAAGGTGAGTTTCCTAAGCCGATTAAGATTGGTCGATCCTCATTCTGGACAATTGATCAGGTCCAAACCTTCATCCGAGAAAGGTCAAAGCAATCCACTAATTGAAAAATGGGGATCTCCTGGGTTTAAGCTAATGATCCTACGGAAAAATCAGGAGATGACTATGGAAGTAATGGACCTATCGAAACCATTTAGTGTTGATATATTTAGCGACCACAGAAACAATTATCAGAACCCTTGGGTACGCATTGGGGAATTTGACGATCTAGGAGAAGCAATAGAAGCATGCAAAATGGTTGTGGATGATTTCCTAAGCAGGTACAGAGTACAACCAGCTAGCGCTGATACTTTAATATTTAATTATTTGAATTATGGCCCAGTACCCTGCATCAATGGCACAGAAAACCTTAAAGCATTTGAACTTTATGAATATCTTAATAGACGATGCGTTGAGTTAGGTCGGCCATGAGCTGCTCATGAGCTTAATTATTAGACCTTGGTCTTTAAATAGCTCACTACCGATTCCCAGTCAGGAAACTCGGGCGTAGCAAAGTGAATATGCTCACCCTTAAATCGATCAACGCCATTTTTAAGGCGATCATCAACTAAGAAATCTCCATCATTAAGATTCTTATGGTGGCTCAAGATTAAACGTTTATATGCTGGTTTACCTAGATAGTCTTTTACCCACAGCAATTTATCAGACCATGCACTTGGATTTCCCCAGGGAGCTGTTGAGAGAATGTAGGTATCGAACATGGTAGCCAACTCTTCATAAGCAGCAATTGCGCCTGGAATTGGATCCATTAAATAAAAGATCCCGGGAACCTCGTCTAGGCACCCCTCGTACTGTTCTTGCACATGCTCTGGAGTTCTTGCAATGCCAGATGGGAAATCCACCAATACGTTGTCCATGTCAATGTAAAGCGTTTTCATTTCTCCGCCCCAGGTCGATTGATATCCTTAAATACACTTCTGGCAAGTAAATCCTTAAATCTTGCCCTGAGCTTATCGTCATTCAATAGCTTGGTGGTCATAGCCCGATGACTATCCATGCTGGATATAAGGCTATCTAACATCTCCTCTTCAAATTTTGGAGATTGTATAAATTGATCCTCGGTATTAGCATGGGCCTGTTTTCGTAGCTCTTCACTATCCAACATTTTGGTCTTGGCATTATTAAATAGATTAATACGGTCGGTATCGGTAATCTCTGGAAATAAGTCATTTAACTTATTCAGAAGTTCCTCCAATCTCACAACCTCAGGATCTTTTGATGTGCCACTTCCCGCTCCACCGCCCCCAGGAATGGGAACATCGCCAGCCAATTTAATAGACTGGGCTGCTCCAGCCTGAAGCTTATAGTGTGTCATTTCTAAGCCTGCTAAATCTATTGGGAGGCGACGATTTTCAGGCTTTATAAGTGGTCCCAAATGCCTAAAGAATAAATACTTAGCCTCTAAGGCTGTATCCGCATAGTTCACAACTTGGGAGAGAAAGTCATAGAAACGGCAGAAGGTTCCTAAGTCTTTCTCAAAGAGAGCCAAGCGATCCAACTCCTCTTTATCATCCTTCTCTTCCGCATCGGTAAACAAGCCATTAAATCTAGATACCGGCAGACTTAATGCCGCCTGTATATCTTGTTGCCTAGCCTTCGGTTTTCGGTAAGCCTCAATGAAATTTTTCACATCTTGCTCGGAATAAATACCTTGTTTTCCAAGCTTGGTTTCTAGGTCATAGACCATATTAGGATCTGTAGTGGCCAGCAACTCAGTAGTAGCGTAATAAGGTTCAAATGCCAATCGAATAGTTTCTGTATCGTTTACAAAATCGAGTACAAAGGTAATATCTTTCCCGAAGGTTGTCCTATTCAATCTTGATAAGGTTTGAACTGCTGTAATACCATCAATACGCTTATCAACATACATCGCCATCAATAATGGCTGGTCAAACCCGGTTTGGAACTTATTGGCAACTATCAAGACCTTGAACTCTTCTGTAGAGAATGCCTCACGAATGCCCATGCCTTTTTGCTGCTTATTCATATTCCCTTCGGTGAACTTTTCAAGTCCATACTCAGGGTCTTCGACATCGCCCGAAAAAGCAACCAAAGTAGCCAGTTCTTTTGCATACCCTTGAGTCTGGATATACTTATCCATCTCAATTTTGTAGCGAACTGCGGCTTGCCTTGAATCAGTAACGACCATGGCCTTGGCTTCGCCATTAATCCTCCAGGCTACATTCGCCCTGAAATGCTCAACAATGATTTGTACTTTTTGAGAAATATTATGGGGATGAAGTCTTACCCATCTAGCGATTGTCTTCGCAGCCTCTGACTTATCTACATCCTTATCATCCCAATCTTTTCCGTTATGAGCCAGCTTGTAAGCCACCTTATAGGGAGTGTAATTCTGTAACACATCAAGAATGAAGCCCTCTTGAATGGCTTGTTTCATGGTGTATTGATGAAAGGGCCTTGGTATTCCATTGCTATCTTTTCTGCCAAACAACTCCAATGTCTTGCTCTTAGGGGTAGCGGTAAATGCTAAGAAACTTACATTAGGAGGTAGTGAACGACTAGCAGTTTCACGTTCTAGATACTCTTCATATGTCTCACCTTCATCTACTTCAACCTGCTCAGAACTCAATACCTTTCGCAATTTTCCAGCAGAAGCGCCAGTCTGAGATGAGTGAGCCTCATCAGCGATCACCGCAAAATTTCTCTTTGCTAGGGCTGTTGTCTCTCTAATTTCCCTCAAAATAAATGGGAATGTTTGTAATGTAACAACAATAATCATTGCACCACTCTTTAAGGCCTCAACCAATTGACCTGATTTAGAGCCATTCTCAGAATCAATTGAAACTACTAAACCTGGAGTATGCGAGAACTGGTTAATGGTATCTTGTAGCTGCTCGTCAAGCACGGTACGATCCGTAATAACAATGACAGTATCGAAAATCTTATTATCTTTAGAATCATGGATGGTAGCTAACTTATGAGCACTCCAACCAATGGTATTGGACTTACCAGAGCCTGCTGAGTGCTGGAATAAATAGTTTTTGCCTGCACCCTCTTCTTTAACGGCAGTCACTAATTTAGTTACTGCATCTAATTGGTGGTATCTAGGGAAAATTAAAGTCTCTTTGACTTTCTTCTCTCCATTCTTTTCTACCACCTCTTTACGCTCTATTTGAATAAAGCTCTCAAGAATCTTAAGAAACTGATCTTTTTGAAAGATCTCTTCCCAAAGATAGGCTGTTTGATAGCCTTCTTTGTTGGGTGGATTGCCCTTGCCGCCATTAAAGCCTTTATTAAATGGCAGGAAATAGGTATCCATGCCAGTTAATTTAGTGGTCATCCAAACTTCGGAGGTAGAAACTGCAAAGTGCACCAAAGCACCACGCTTAAACTGGAGCAAAGGCTCAACGTGCTTAGTTTTAGGGTCTTTAGGATTTCTATCTAGTTTGTACTGGTTCTTGGCATCATCAATACCTTGAGTGAAATCAGTCTTTAGCTCAAGCGTAGCTACAGGAATACCATTCACAAACAGAACAAGATCAATAGAGTTTCGGTTGTGTGCTGAGTAATGCACTTGACGCATGACCCTCAAGCGAATCTTGTCGTATGCAGCCTTTGTTTCAGGATTAAAACTATGGGCAGGGGCAAACTGCACTACATCAAAACCTCCCGCACCAGCACCAGCAGCTTTAAAACCATTTCTAAGAGCATGTAACGAGCTTTCTGTTTCCATGACCTTAACAAGTCGATCAAGAGCAACGGATTCTGTTTTGCCATTATGAAACTTCTTAAGCCGATCCCAAGCCTCAGGTTGTGTGTCCTGAATCCACCCTAAAAGATCTTCAGGGAAAAGCGCTCGCTCTACATCATAGCCAACATCATCCCTTGAATACAGCCATCCATGCGACTTTAGATAATCGCAAAGGTCATTCTCGAATTCGATCTCATTGTGGATAGCCATTTATTTTCTTTCTTATTAAGCCAGCTCTCTTACATCAATTTTTCCAGTTACCGCAGCCGAAATGAGGCTAGCACGACGCTCTTTAAGTATTTCAATTGATTTCAAAGATTTATTCATCAAAGAATCAATGCTTTCAGCCAAGCCATCTAAATATTGCACAATCTTAATTTGCTCATCAATCGGTGGGACCGGAACCTTTAAATTTCCTATGGCATATTGGCCAAGTCCATACCTAGTAACACCATTAGCCAAAACCATCCAAGATGACTTTACATAATTTGAATCGAATAATCGCTTTAAAAAAGAGCCATCAATATCTTGTTTCGGGCGCACAATAGATAAGTGGTAGCCACAAATAACGCCTTTTATATCATTTGGAACAAAGGCAGCAATCCCAATATCATCAGGTGTTTCAGAATCTTTTGTAATAATCACATCACCAGCTTTAAGTTCAAATTTAACAATTTGATCTTCCGTCGCAGAAGCGCACATGAATTCCAATTCCTCAGTTATCTTGTCGTGGTAATAAACATCCGTATAGTTACAAAGTTTGATTGATTTTTGGCCTTCTAATGTTTTCTTATCAACATTACTAGCAAATATATTTGCGATATGTTTTAGTTTTTTAACCTCCCAGTGGGCGGGTATAGCTGTCAACCAATCTGAAATATATATTTTTTTATTGGGCTTTTCGAGACCAACAGTAACGGCTGAGCTTATTTCTGCATACTTTTTAAGTCTTAGCTGATCAATTAGTAGCTGCTGTTTATGAATCAAATCGTCAATTTTTGCTATTTCTATATCAAGAAAATTGGCTATTTTCAATTGCTCATCAGTTGATGGAATTGGAATAACAATATTTTTAAATTCAGAATAATTTGTACTCCATAAATCAGCGACGATTCCTTTACCAAATCTGTAATACTCCTCCTGAAATGGAGTGCTTCTAAACAAATGATGGATATATGCACCTCTAAGCTCAGAAGATGGAGTTATTACAGTATTAATCAGTGAAATTGAACCATCAAGCTGAGATAAACCAGATGAACCCTTTCTATCAGACCTACTATTTATTACAAAGTCACCTTTCCTTACCAGCTTTCTATTATCTCCATCGTCAGACTTTGCAGCATTTTGCAGTTGAGGAACTATACCGTTTTTAGTAACTGATAATGGACTAAAATCTTTGTCGCTGACCTTTTCTCTACGCTCTTCAAAATAATATCCAACCCTTTTTAGACCCCAGTGTTTAGGGACCTCACCTAGCCACCTTTGATCTGTGTTTTGATATGTTGGATATCTTTTAAATTTGGAAGCACTCATTAGGCAACCTCGTTTAGTAGCAGTTGAATTTCAGTGGTTAGTTTTTTGAGATCATTATCAATTTCGGTCAGGGATCGAGGCTCCTGGTACTCATAAAAATGACGAGTAAATGGAATTTCATAGCCAACCTTTGTCTTTGATTTATCAATCCAGGCATCTTTTGCATGCGGCAATACTTCGCGATTGAAATACTCTTGTATATCCTCATTGAGTGGAATATTTTCAGTATCTCTTAAACTTGCATCTGACTGAGGCTCGCCTTTTGATTTGCCTTTTGTTGAAATAACAACATTACCAGCATCATCCCTCAACGGCCTCTCAACTGTGATAGTTGAGTAACCAAAGTCAGAGGATCTAAATATTCTTGATTCCTTGCATTCTTTAAAATCAAAATACAATTTGCCAATCTTTTCAATATCAGAATCACTCAACTCTTTTCGCTTATCCCCCAGATTTTTTCGCATTTTTTGATAGAATTCAACAGCATTAATTAACTGTATTTTTCCTTCTCGCTCGATTGGTTTGCGATTAGAAAGAATCCAAATGAAAGTTGGAATTCCAGTGTTGTAAAACATGTCAGTAGGTAGGGCAATTATCGCCTCAAGTAGATCCTGCTCAATAATCCATTTTCTAATTTCAGATTCACCGGAACCAGCAGCACCACTAAATAAAGGCGAACCATTGAATACAATTGCAACCCTTCCGCCCCCCTTTTCAGGCTCCCTCATTTTTGAAATTAGATGCAATAGGAAAAGAAAGCTTCCATCTGAGATGCGCGGCAAACCTGGGCCAAAGCGTCCTGCAAAACCTAAGCGCTCATGCTCTTGCTTTACCTCTTTTTCGGATTTTTTCCATTCCACACCAAATGGTGGATTAGCAATTCCATAGTCGAATTTTGCACCAGGATGTCCATCATTCTTAAGTGTGTCCCCAAACTTAATATTAGAAATATCCTGACCTTTAATCAGCATATCGCCTTTGCAAATTGCATAGGATTCTGGGTTTAACTCTTGGCCATGAACGATTAAGGTTGCGTCAGGATTTAAACCATTCGGCCCAGTTAAGTACTCTTCGGCAATAGATAACATACCGCCTGTACCAGCAGTTGGATCGTAAATAGTTCTAATGACCCCTGGCTTCGATAATGCTTCGCTGTCAGCGTGCAGCAACAAATCAACCATAAGTCGAATTACTTCGCGCGGAGTAAAGTGTTCACCGGCCGTTTCGTTGGAAAGCTCAGCAAATTTACGAATTAACTCTTCGAACAGTGTACCCATGCCAGCATTACTAACAACATTGGGGTGCAGGTCAACTTCGGAAAACTTCTTGGTGACCATAAATAACAAGCCAGCCTCATCGAGCTTTTCGATTTGCTTGTCAAACTCAAAGCGCTCAAAAATATCATTGACGTTACTTGAAAATCCATTGATGTAATTTAGCAAGTTCGATTTAATATGAGCTGGGTCAGCAAGAACTTTATTAACGTCCAATGGTGAGCAGTTATAAAAGGACTGTTTTGAAATTCTGTTTAGGAATGGAGTCGGGTCAACCCCCTCTTTTGTGCGCTTTTGATACTCAGTCAGAACTTGTGCTTTTGTCGGCTCAAGAATGCAATCCAGCCTTCTCAATACAGTAAAAGGCATGATGACTTTGCCGTAGTCAGACTGCTTATAGTCCCCTCTTAAAAGATCGGCTACAGACCAAATTAAGCTTGATAAATTTTGCTCGCTCATATTTACTATTTTTAGCTTTCTAACCCCGTCTAGCCGGGTTTTTACGGTTATTAATTTATTCTTAGCTATATTAATATTGATCTATTTAGTTTAACTTAGAGCGAACAGATTAGACTATTAACTATAACTAGTTATTTTGAGAAAAATGAGCACAATTACCCCCCATTATCGAACCGTAAAAGAGCTTCTCCAGAGCCAATCCTTCTCAATAGATGAATACCAGCGGGAATATAAATGGGAAGAGAAAAATATCGTTGAGCTTATCTCTGATTTACAGGAAAAATTCTTAAGCTGCTACCAAGCCGGTGACACAACTCAAAAAGTTAGCACCTATGAGAGTTACTTCCTTGGCTCGATCATTGTTAGCAAGCGAAATGGCAAGAGCTACCTTGTAGATGGTCAACAAAGGGTTACCTCCCTAACTCTTTTGCTTATTTACCTCTACAGAACTGCTAAAGACCTAGAATTAGGCTTAGATGGTCAGCTTGCCCCTTTAATCTATTCCGATAACTTTGGCCAGCCAAGCTTTAACCTAGACATACAAGAGCGTTTGCCCGTAATCGAAGCCCTATTCAATGGGGCCCAATTTACCCCTGATGGTAAAGAAGAGTCCATCCAGACTATGTTTGCCCGTTACCAAGATATTGAAAAGCAGGATCTTGCGGAAGAACTGGGCGATGCCCTACCCCACTTTATTTACTGGCTCATGAATAAGGTTGGCCTTATCGAGATTGCCACTGATAACGATAACTATGCCTACGCCATCTTTGAGACGATGAATGACCGAGGCAAGCCTTTAAGCCCGGTAGATATGCTTAAAGCTTATCTACTGGCACCAATAAGCGATCCAGATAAGCGACGTAGCTCAAATCAGCTTTGGAAGCAGCAGGTACTAAATCTCATTAGCTGGGGAGATGAGCATGAAGCTGAGCGAGATTCTGCCTGCATTAAGGCTTGGCTAAGAGCGCAATATGCTGAAACCATTCGCGAGCGTAAGGCAGGCTCTACCGATAAGGATTGGGAGTTGATCGGCTCGGCCTTTCATCGCTGGGCCAGGGACAATAGCTCTAAGCTAAATTGGGATCAAGAAGAAAACAACCTCATCTTAATAAATAGAGATTTCCCTTTCTTTGCCAAAGCCTACGAAATCATTCTAGCTGCCAGCAAAAATTACACCCCAGGATTAGAGTCAGTTTTTTATAACGCCCATAACGAATTCACATGGCAAAACACAGTTCTTTTGGCCCCACTTATCCCAACTGATGATGACGCAACCGTAAAAGCAAAAATTGAGGCAGTTGCTACCTATTTAGATATTTGGCTTATGCGCCGTGTTGTGAACTATATCCGCGTAGGTTATAGCACTACCAACTATGCAATGTACCTCCTCAGTAGAGAAATACGTCAAAAACCTTTAGAGGAACTTAAAGCAATCCTTAAAGAGCGCCTCAATAGTGATGAAGTTAATTTTGATGGTCATGAAGCCAAAGGTCGCGAAGGCATTGATGATCTTAGACTAAACCAATTTAGCCGTCGTTACATTTATCATATCCTCGCCCGCATGACATCATATGTCGAGGTTGGAGCGGGACGACCTGACTTGTTTGATAAGTACGTAAATCGTGAGGGTAAGAATACTTTAGATATTGAACATATCTGGGCAGATAACTTTGAACCCTTCAAAGATACTTTTGCATTTGCAGAAGAATTTCAACGCTGGCGAAATCACATTGCAGGATTGCTTCTATTGCCTGCCGATGTAAATCGCAGCTATCAAGATAAGCCTTATGAAGCCAAATCCCCGCATTACGCCAAACAAAATCTATTGGCTGCCAGCCTTACAGCTCAAGCATATGAGCACCAACCTCAATTTACCAACTTCATTGAGTCAAACAAACATCCATTTAAGTCATACCAAAACTTTGGGAGAGAAGAGCAAATTGAACGTCGTGCGCTCATCAAATCCCTTGTCAATAAAATCTGGTCATTGGATCGATTAAATTGAGGTATGGATGTAATCGGCGCAAATAAAGATTACGGCAAGATCATTAATTAACTAGCCTGTAGATTTGCCAAAGATATAGTCAATATCGCCAGCTGATTCCATTGGAACCAGCATTTCTCTTGAAAGCGCCCTCTTATTCTCAAGAATTTCGTGCAGCAGACAATCAAAACTTTCATTGCCATATAAAGGATGAATCGCTCTTGGGATAAAGACGGTAACCTCTTTGTCCTGCCCAATTCTATAAACCCTGTCTGTGCATTGATCCTCAACCGCAGGATTCCACCATCTAGTCAGGTGGATGACATTAGCGGCTGCAGTCAGAGTCAATCCAACGCCTGCAGCCTTAGGCGACAACAGCAGAACATCAAAACCTTTATTTTCAACACTTTGAAATTGAGTAACAATCTTCGTACGCTTATCTGCTGAAGTGTTTCCATATATACGAAGAGGATATTCTGGAAGATTGAAGTGCTCTTTCAAAAAATATGCGAGCCACTGTTGCATAGACAAGCTCTCAATGAAGATGAGAACCTTTTCTGATTTAGCGTGAATACTTTCTAGTATTTCTAGCATCACTTTTAATCGTGCTGAGTCACCAATAAAAGCATCGCCAGAATCTTCTGTTTCAAATTTACCGTAATTAGGATGCAATGAAATACTTCTCATCTGATGAATCATCTCAAGCTTGCTCTTTCCTGCATGACCACTCTTAGCACTGGTGATAACCTCTTGATAAGAGCCCGCCTGTAAGGATGGCATCTGCTCATCAATAATCTTCTCTGTTTTCTTAGGTAAGTCTTTAGCAACCTCATGCTTCATTCTTCTAAGCATTGGTGCGGGATGACCAGCCTTGCTACTGGATAACCTTGTCTTTAGCTCTCTAAGATTGTCAGGGTTCTCAGTGGTGTAGTGCCCCATAAACCTTCTGAGATCGCCAGGGCCCAACTAACCCAATCATTTAACCCTTTATTTTTTCTCCTTACAACTCGGCTAGTCCTCATAGTTTTTACAAAATCCCTGAGTACGGCTAGATCATTCCAGCGTTCCGCTGCATCTTTGAGCTGCTCCCATTTCCAAGCCTCAACTTCTCTAGCCCACTTGATATCTGCTAAGCGCTTGCGTTCAGCCTGTTCTCTGGCCTCCCTAGCCTCTCGCTCTACTCTTGCTATCTTGGCGTCAAATGAAAGCTCAGAAATCAGATTTATTAATTTCCCAAGCTGCTCCTCAACACTAATCTTTTCAGAGTCTTTAATAATCTTCCAGCCATATATATCGTTATGGCGAATTCTTAGCTCTAACCTTCCAGATGGGATGTATTCAATATCCATCATGTATGAGTGAGTGTGCCCACCACTAGTCCAGCTGCTTTTTCTCTTCATTGGCTTTGGAGGTTTAGTACTTACTTCATAGAACTCAATTGTTACTACATCGTCATCTCTCTTAAATGCGGTAACTTCTGTATTAGAGTATTTTCTATGGCCACCCAACCTATAGCCGCGAGAGATAAATTCGTTAATGAGGGTCTGAAGTATTCGCTTTACCCGTGGAACACTATGTGGACCAATCTGGACATCAAAGCCATCTTTAGATTCTGATCTTCCAAATTTGGAATGGTTTTCCATTTGAAAGTCTTTAAAGGTTTTCTCAATCTCTTCATGAAATTTATTACCCCTGTAAATCTCTACGACTGGAGTAGGCTCAGCAGGCTTATTTAGCCTAGCCTCTATGATCGCTTTATCCCGAGTCCGGACATGTATCAGAGGATCATGCTCGTTCCACCAAGGCTCTAATGGAGGCCTCTGCGCCGTTACCTTCCCATGCTCCAGCTTGGCCCAGTAGCCCAATGGCGGTTTTGGTACGCCGTACTGCTTACACCACTTACCTAGCGCTACATCGGAGAGTCCAATCCTCAGCGCAACCTTGGTGGCCGGCTCAGTCCATAGAAGTTCATATATTTCACTGCGTGTGTATGATTCTCTTTCCATCAGCAACCCCCTTCACAATGTGAAGACAATTAAAGCAAATTGTAAGGATGGAATCTGGGGGTACTTTTGGGGGTACTTAGTGAAATTCGAACTCTTTTGACCTCTTCCAAGTGCCTGTATTTAGAGCAGAAAATAGCTTTTAGTTCGATCTCCGCCGACCCACCATTTTGAAGTATGTAACAGTCCAACGCCACCCACCAGGGTGGCGTTTTTCTTTACAAATAGTCACACTGATAGCCATCACATCAATTAAATTGG